GGCACAAGCGGATAGGAAGGAGGACGCTAGATGAGCAGACTGGAATGGAACGAAGTAGGCAAGAGATTCTTCGAAACCGGTGTCAGCCATGGCGTCCTTTACCCCCGTTCAGGACCCGGCGTTGCCTGGAGCGGTATCACCGCAGTCAACGAAGCGATCTCTGGCGGTGAGGTTCAGTCCCTCTACTTCGATGGTGTCAAGTACCTCGACATCGTCGCCAACGAAGACTTTCAGGCCACCCTGGAGGCGTTCAACTCCCCGAAGGAGTTCGCTGCCTGCGATGGCAGCAAGACGCTGTCCCCCGGCCTGTTTGCCACACAGCAGCCCCGCAAGACGTTCGGCCTGTCATATCGCACCCTCATCGGGAACGACCTCGACGGCCTCGACTACGGGTACAAGCTGCACATCGTCTACAACTGCGTTGCTTCACCTGCGGGACGGACGAACCAGACGGTCGCGGGCAACCCGACCCCCGGAGTTCGGAGCTGGACGCTCAATGCGGTCCCGCCCGAAGCATCCACGTACAAGCCCACGGCTCACTTCGTGATCGACTCGACTCAGGTCAACCGGTTCATGCTGGAAGACCTCGAGACATATCTGTACGGCAGGGACGGCTTCGAGCCGGCTCTTCCGTCGCAGGAGGAAGTCATCGCGTTCCTGGCCAACGTCATTGAAGAGCCCTTGGGCGACTTCATCTAGGAGGAGATATTTCATGTCTTTGGATCCCGTCTCCTCTGGAGACCCGCACGTCGCAGCTCACAACGAGGAGCGCGAAGCCATCAACGATCTGGAGGGGGCCATCCCTCTCCTGATCCCCAAGCCCGCCACCCCTCAGGTCGGCGACATGCTGCGCTACAACGGGACCGCCTGGGTCTCGTCGGTCAGCCGCCTGTTCGAGGGCAACGGCCAGCCGGAAGGCACGGTCGCCGCTCCGATCGGTTCGACCTATATTCAGCTGGACGGCACCACCGGTGCGGTTCGCTGGCTGAAGGTCGCCGGCGTCGACGAGAACGACAACACGGGCTGGACCCTCGAGATCGGTGACACCAAGTGGCGGAACGTCCTTGCTGACGTCTCGCTGCCCTCAGGTGCAGCCAAGTACGCGGCCAACATCCGTCGGCTGAACAACTGGGTCCAGGTATATTACGACCTAAACACCCCGGCCTCCGGGACCTCGTGGGATGTCATGACCCTTCCGGTCGGCTTCCGCCCGAAGTTCACGATGTCCGGCGCTCTCATCGACAACAACGAGGCTGCCGCCAAGGGGACCTCCGTGAGCTCGGCTGGCGTCGTCAACCTCGCGATCATCCAGAACAAGCGTGACTGCTTCAACGGCTCGTGGTTCACGGATGACCCCTGGCCGGGTGCCCTGCCGGGCGTGGCTCTCTAATGGGCCGGCTGGACTGGGCGAGCATCCCTTCAGGGTACGAGGTCGGCGTGAGCAACGCGGTCCTATATTCTGAGGGTGAGGGTCTTGCCTGGAACGGCCTCATGCAGGTGGATGAGGGAGCGTCCGGAACGCAGAATCTCGACACATATTTCGACGGTCGTCGCCTGGTCATCATCCAGGAGATCGGCGACTTCGAAGCCTCCGTTCAGGCGTTCACATACCCTGACGAGCTGGAGGAACCTGGGATTCAGCGTTTCGGCCTCTCTTACCGCACGCAGCACAGCGCCGGCGACAAGATCCACATCGTCTACAACGCGCTCTTCAAGCCCCCGGACCAGAAGTGGTCGTCGGTGGGGGCGACAATCTCGCCCTCTATTTTTGCCTGGTCCCTCCAGGCATCGGCGGTCAACATCCCGGGTGCAAGGCCCTCTTCTCGGCTGATCATCGACACGGCAGACACCAGCCCTGAGCTGGTTGAGCTGATCGAGGGTTGGCTCTATGGGACCCCGACCACGGACCCTCGGCTCCCAGACCCAGAGGAGCTTGTCGATATTTTCGAGGCGGCAACCACGCTTCGGATCACTCAGAACGGCGACGGAACTTACACCGCCACCGGTCCTGACCATATCGTCGTGCTTCACGGTGATGGAAGCTTCACCATCAACGCCCCGACACTCCAGTACCTGGACGTTGGGAAGTTCGTAGTCGACTCGTTCTGAGAAAGGAGACCCATGGCTACCGCAACCAGCCTGACCGCTGAGACCATCGAAGAGCTGATGGCTGGATGGGAAGGCGTGTCCGTCGTTCAGGAGAGCCAGGCGGCCCTCCTTTCGACCTTCGAGGCGATCCTCGCCACGAACACCGAGAACCTGCAGACCTTCGAGGATGTCACGCTTCCCGCCGTTCAGGCGGAGCTGGCGGCGAGCGCCATATCTATCGCCAACCTCACGGACAACCTGGTTCCTCAGCTCCAGGTCGATATTGCTGCAAACACCGAGGACCTCGAGAATCTGAACGACGTGATCATCCCCGACCTCCAGGCCGGGCTGAACTCGAACTTCCTGTGGATCGAGGAGCTGAACACGGTCACGCTCCCGGCGCTCTACGCCGACCTCGCCGCCAACAACGCGGCTGTGGAAGAGCTGAACACCGTCACCCTCCCGGCGATGCAGACGCAGCTCGACGCCAACACCACGGCGCTCGAGGGGATCGACCTCACGGGGCTCAACGCAGAGCTGGACGCGCTTCAGGCCAAGTTCCCTGTTGTGGGGGACGATATTGCCGCTGACACGATCACCTCGAACAACATCGAGGCCCACACGATCACCGCCCTGGAGATCGCAGCCGACACGATCACGGCCAACGAAATCGCTGCCGACACCATCACTGCGAACGAGATTGCGGCTGACACCATCACCGCGAACGAGATCGCTGCTGACGCGGTGACTGCCAACGAGATCGCTGCCAACACGATCACCGCTGATGAGATCGCCGCCGACGCGGTAACGGCCAACGAGATCGCGGGCCACACGATCACGGCTGCGGAGATCGCAGCCGACACGATTACAGCCAACGAGATCGCAGCCGACACGATCACGGCCAACGAGATCGCAGCCGACACCATCACGGCCAACGAAATTGCAGCCGACACGATCACGGCCAACGAGATCGCCACGGATGCCATCACGGCCAACGAGATCGCTGCTGGGGCCGTCACGGCCCTCGAGATCGCCGCCCTCACCATCACTGGTGACAAGATCGCGGCCGACACGATCGATGTGTCGAAACTGATCATCAGTGACATGACGAACCTCGTCGTCGATGGGTTGCTCACCGACCCCGCGTCCAAGACGTGGTTCGAGATGGGTGCTCCGAACGGGATGACGCGAGTCAAGAACGCAGACGAGCCGGCATATTTGAAGTGCACGAACCAGCTCTGGGGAACGCACATCTTCTTCCGGAACGAGAACATCTTCGAGATCGACGCGACCACCGAGCTCTTCATATCCATGGAGATCTCGACCCCCGCGTCGAACACGGAGGACCTCAAGTTCTACCCGGCTGTCGCGGTCTACGACCAGAACGGCGTCTTCCAGCTTTGGCGCACAGTGGACGAGTGGTATTTCCCCACCCCGCCCAACACGGCGTGGACCAAGATCGAGGGAACTGTCAGGCTCACTGACCCGGCACTTGCCACTGCTCAGTTCAACCCGTTCGTCTTCGATATTGTCGGCGCTGCCGGCACGCAGGAGATCCGCATCCGCAAGGTCACGATGCGCCGCAAGGGTACCGGCAAGCTCATTGTCGATGGCTCAATCCAGGGTAAGGACCTGGAGATCAACACGATCACGGCAGACCAGATCGACACCAACACCCTGACTGGCGACCTGTTCGTCGGCGAGGTGGTCTTCGCTGGCCTCATGCGGGCTGGCGACCTGGACGACAACGGGATCATCATCGGCGGATATTCGGAGATGGGTGCTCGAGGCATCTACACGATCGACAGCAATGGCGATCCAGTCTTCACAGCCCCGACCGATGCGAGCGACGGCGCATATTTGAAGGCCCACCTGGACCTTCTCTCGGCGGACGTGAGGGACAACTTCACGATGCACGGCACCAACAACTCGATCGCCACCGAGGCCGAGCTGACTCTGTCGGCTGGCGTTGAGGCACCCTCAGTTCCGCCCGTCCTTCAGCAGGTCTGGGATCAGGTTCAGTTCAACAAGACAACGGCAGTTCCGCCGCACACCCCGAACCCGGGGTACAACATGGGGACGTTCGCGTTCAACCCTGCGCAGGCAACCTCGATGTGCTTCGACACCACGTGGAGCGCCTGGGTCGTTATTCAGCAGAAGTCGAATGGGTTCCGTGTCTGGCGGTTCACCACAACTGGCGCCATCTTCAACAACATCGCCACCGGCCGCCCTTGGGTGGACGACTACAACGACCGAACCCTCGCTGCGACTTGCTTCAACGACGACCTCAACGGGCTCGCCACGGTATTCAAGTCGGGCGATGACTGGTACGTCTGGGCCCCGAACAACATCAACCGGATTCCGTCTGGCTGGATCCTTGACGGTAAGGGCCCGACCCTTACCTACGACACCGCGGCAAACCAGTACTGCCTCGTGCAGAACAACAACGGCGGTTCGGGCACGATCCACGTTCGACGCTTCACCATCACTTCAGGTGGCAGCTTCCCGAACGCGACCTCGGTTAGCACCAACAACTTCGAGTCGGGGTCGGGTGTTGCTCAGCGGATCAACGGTGCGGTCTTCGGGTCGCAGCTGGGCGTGTCGAGCTCTTGGGCGATCAACCCGGACGAGTACCAGATCGTGAGCACCTACAACGGCAGTGGTACTGCGTACAACGATGAGGGGACCTACCGCAACTGGCTCAAGCCGGGTGCCTCCCTTGGGTTCGCGCACAACGGGACACAGTTCGCTTCGGTGGACTCCGCTGGTGTGCTGACGCTGTACGAAAACTGGACGTGGACGACGCTCGACTCCTACGTCTGGGTTGGCGCTTCGGCTGCTGACACGGATGTGGCAGGCGACACGGCGAACCCGCACGCGGGACAGACGGCAGGCACGCACGAAACTCCTGTCGGGACCATGAAGTCCATCAATCTGTACCGGCGGTCAAAGCTCCAGATCACCATGCCCGAGACCAACGACTCTGGCGGAGCTGATGACCCAGACAAGTGGCGTCTTTACTTCAAGCGCGGTAGCACTGTCGCGCCCACAGACAAGACGCTTCTGAAGCTCATCGGAGACATCGGCTCGCCGACGTCAGCCACAACAATCACCATCACGACTGACCCGACGGGAGGCAACCCTCCAGGCGGAATCAGTGGACAACCCACTGCGCTCAACAACTTCCCTGGGGCAGACCCAGGGCGGATCGAGAGCGCAGCAATCATGGCCGTCGACAGCCTTCCGATTCTCTCGATGAAGGGGGATGGCTCTGGTCGCTGGGGCACCCTGACGGTTGACACGGACGGCAATGCAGTCATCGGTGGAGACACTGGATGGCTTACTCCGTCTTTCGCCTCGCCGTGGACGAACTATGGCTTTCCGTACGCCAACGCGGCATACCGTCGGATTGGCAAGCGAGTCTACCTCCGCGGGTTGGTCAAGGGCACTGGAGCTACGACGGGCGTGATCTTCACGCTCCCGGCCGGCTTCCGGATCACCACCAACGGGATCTTCAATGCCACGGCGGTTCAGGTCTCTGCGTCCTTTGCCGCGACTGGCGACAACCCGGGTAGCTTCACCACGGGTAGTTCCAACAGCCACACCCACTCGGCGAATCCGCCAGCCATGAATGTCAACACTGTCGTGACGTTCACCAACATCGGTGTTCGAATCGACATCCGGGCCAACGGGGAGATTGCGCACGAGAACTCCTCCGCAGCCAGTGGCACAAACTGGATCTCCCTTGAGGGGCTCTCCTTCCTGGTCGACTGACCAGGTCGTACAAGAACGTCAAAATGGAAGGACAAATGATGACCGAACACGCCCCCGAGCAGCCCACCAACCCGATCTCCGACGCGGAGGTCCGGGCTGCCGAAACTGCCGAGCAGGCTGAGCTGAGCAAAGCTCAGAACGCCCACCTGACGCGCCGCGTCGTGGTCCTTCGGGTCCAGGTGGAGCGCTTCCGCAAGGAGGCCGATGAGGCCCGCCTTCGGATCCACGAGCTGCAGGCAAAGCTGGCGGAGTACGAGCCGGCTCCGGAAGAGACTCCGGAATCCGATCCCGAAAATTCCCCGGAGGGGTAATTCGGTCAAACAATCCTCGGAAGGAGGAGCCATGATCAGCGCCAGCGCAAGTGGCGACTTCGACGACACCGAGGCATTTCTCAAGAAGATGGCAGCGGGCCCCAGTATGTTCGACTCGCTGTCACGCTTTGGGGAGATGGGGCGCTCAGCGCTCGCAGGTGCAACGCCGTTGGATAGCGGTGAGACGGCCAGCTCGTGGTACTACGAGGTGGTTCAGGATGGTAAGTCCTGGAGCATCATCTGGGGGAACTCCCACGTGGTGGATGGCCGTCCCATCGCTATCCTTCTTCAGTTCGGGCACGGCACCCGAAACGGCGGATGGGTTGAGGGCAGGGATTACATCAATCCCGCCCTCGCCCCCGTCCTTGACCAGATGGCAACCGAGGGATGGAAGGTGGTGACCACGGCATGAGTAGTGTTGACAGCAGAATCGTCACAATGAAGTTCGACAACGCGCAGTTCCAGCAGGGTGCAGCAACGACCTTGTCCACGCTGGACAAGCTGAAGCAGTCCATGAACTTCACCAGCACAAGCTCGGCCGCTACCAAGGGTCTGGGCGCAGTTCAGACCGTCCTGGGCAAGTTCGGTCTCAAGAATCCCTTCGCGACCACGCAGCAGGGTCTCACGGACGTCCAGAAGGCCGCACAGGGCCTTGCCGGCCCTCAGGGTGTCGGCGCCATCGAAGGCGGTATCACCGGTATTTCCGGGAAGTTCGTGGCCATGTCCACGATCGCGATCACCGCCCTCACGAACATCACGAACAAGGCGATCAACACGGGAACCGCCCTTGCCAAGTCGCTCACGGTCGACCCCGTCAAGACGGGGCTCGAGGAGTACGAGACCAACCTCAACTCCATTCAGACCATCCTCGCGAACACCAAGGTGTCGGGTGCGAACCTGGACGACGTCAACAAGGCGCTCCAGGAGCTGAACACATATTCCGACAAGACCATCTACAACTTCAGCGAGATGGCCAAGAACATCGGTACCTTCACGGCTGCCGGTGTCGATCTGGACACGGCGACGTCGTCCATCAAGGGTATCGCCAACCTGGCGGCCCTCTCCGGCTCGAACTCCCAGCAGGCCTCGAGCGCTATGTACCAGCTGTCGCAGGAGATCGCGGCAGGCCGAGTCAGCCTCATGGGCTGGAACTCGGTCGTCAACGCGGGCATGGGTGGTTCTACCTTCCAGCGCGCACTGGTGCAGACGGCCCAGAATATGGGTCAGCTCAACGGCAAGACGGTCGAGTTCACCGGCAAGATGAAGAACGCGACCATCGATGGCCAGTCGTTCCGCGACTCCATCATGGCGAAGCCGGGCGAGCAGTCCTGGCTGTCGAGCAAGGTTCTGACCAAGACGCTCGAGCAGTTCACGGGCGATATGTCGGATGCCGAGCTGGCCGCACAGGGCTTCAGCAAGGCTCAGATCAAGGCGATCCAGGACCAGGCGAAGACTGCTGTCGACGCTGCCACCAAGGTCAAGACCCTCAGCGGTGTCATCGACACTGCCAAGGAAGTTGCCGGCTCCGGCTGGGCGCAGACATGGCAGCTCATTTTCGGCGACTTCAAGGAGGCTCGGAAGCTGTTCACCGACGTCAGCAATGGCGTCAACAGCGTTATTTCCGGGTTCTCCGACGCACGCAACGAGCTGTTGGGCGGGTGGAAGGATGCCGGCGGTCGCACCAAGCTGATCGAAGGCCTGGGCAACGCTGTCGAGGCTCTCGGCGCCATATTCGGAACAGTGGGAAAGGCGTGGCGGTCGGTGTTCCCGGCCACGACGGTGGACCAACTGACGGAGATGACGGACCGATTCGTCGAGTTCACGGAGGCGATCAAGCCGAGTGGAGAGACGCTCGAGAATATGCAGCGCACCTTCGCGGGCGTGTTTGCCGTTCTCCACATCGGGTGGACGATCCTCAAGCAGGTTGTGGGTACGGTTCTCGAGCTGGTCGGCGCCGTAGGCTCCGGCTCGGGCGGGATCCTGGAGTTCACTGCGTCTATCGGTGACTTCCTCGTCAACCTCGACAAGGCCATATCCTCAGGCGAGGGTCTGGGTGCTGTCTTCGACGCACTCGGCGCAGTCCTGCAGGTTCCGATCCGACTCGTACAGGCTCTCGGCGGACTTCTCGCCGGGATATTTGCCGGCTTCGACGGCGGCGCCGGCGAGGACGCGGTCGAGACGGTCGACAAGTTCGGCCAGGCTCTGTCTCCGCTGGAGGCCATCGGTGAGCGTCTGAGCGATATCTTCGGCGGGCTGGGTGACCTCCTGGCCACGTTCGGGGAGAAGATCGGTGGTGCTCTGTCGAATATCGGCGGTGCCATCGCTGACGCCTTCGCTGGCGGCGACTACTCGCCTGTCTTCGACGCGCTCAACACGGGTCTGCTCGCAGGCATCGTGCTCCTCATGCGCAAGTTCATGACGAACGGCCTCAACCTGAACCTGGGTGTCGGCGGTAGCCAGGGCATGTTCGGTGGGATCACCGACGCTCTCGGCGAAGTCACGGGGACTCTGCAGGCAATGCAGACGGACCTCAAGGCCAGTGCTCTGCTCAAGATTGCCGCGGCGATCGCCATCCTGGCGGCGTCGATGGTCGTGCTCGCAAGCATCAACTCCAAGGATCTGACCAAGGCCCTCACGGCCATGGCTGTCGGATTCGGCATGCTGATCGGTTCCATGGTTGCCATCGAGTCCCTCACGGGGTTCTTCGGCGGCGTCAAGTTCGCCATCATCTCAGGCGGGTTCATCGCCCTCGCGGCGGCGATCCTCATTCTGTCGGCATCGGTCAAGGTGCTCTCGACGATGTCCTGGGAGGAGCTGGCTAAGGGTCTCGGTGGGGTAGCAGTACTCCTCGCCGCGGTCTCGGCTGCGTCCATTCCGCTCTCGGCCAACGCCGGGGGCATGATCCGTGCGGGTGCTGGTATCGCGGCTATGGCCGTGGGTATCGCCATCCTGGCTGGTGCCGTGAAGATCATGGCGACTCTGAGCTGGGAAGAGATGGGTAAGGGCCTTCTGGGTCTGGCCGGTCTCCTGGTTCTGGTGGCTGCGGCTGCCAACGTCATGCCGGCTAGCCTCATCCTGACCGGGCCTGGTCTCGTCGCCTTCGCTGGCGGTGTGGCAATCCTGGCTGGGGCACTCAAGATCATGGGCAGCATGAACATGGAGGAGATCGGAAAGGGTCTCCTGGCCATGGCCGGTGCACTTACCTTGGTCGCCCTTGCGGTGGCCGCAATCCCGCTGACGATTGTTCTCATCGGGCCTGGGCTTCTGATCGTGGCTGCCGCAATGGTGGTCATGGCCGGGGCCCTCAAGGTCATGGGGAGCATGTCGTGGGAGGAGATCGGTAAGAGCATGGTCGTGCTGTTCGGCGCGCTCGCTCTGCTGGCGCTGGGTCTGACTGCGATGATTGCGGCACTTCCGGGTGCTGCTGCTTTGGTCGTCGCTGCGGCTGCTCTGGCCGTCCTGACCCCTGTTCTGATGGCGCTAGGCGCAATGTCATGGGAGAGCATCCTGAAGGGGCTTGCCGCACTGGCAGGTCTGTTCATCGTCCTTGGTGCAGCCGCATTCATCCTGCAGCCGGTGATCCCGGCCATGCTGGGGTTGGGCGCAGCAATGCTCCTCATGGGCGCCGGCATCGCGCTGGCAGGTGCAGGACTCTTCCTGGTGGCAACAGCGATCGGCGCTCTGGCCGTCGCATGGTCCGCGGGCAACGCGATCATAATGGGAGCGATTTCGCAACTTCTGAGCAAGCTTCCGGAGGTTGGTCGCGCCCTTGTCGACATGCTCGTGGCCATGGCAACAGCCATCGCCAAGAACGCACCCAAGTTCCAGGCAGCCTTCGTGGCTGTGCTGACCCAGATGCTCAACGCCGTCATCCTAGTCGTCCCGAAGATCGGGCTAGTCATGACGGTGCTCATCAACACGGCGCTCGGCGTCATCGAGAAGGCGGTCCCCCGGTACGTCACGGCGGGTCTTCGAATTCTGATCGGAATCCTCACCGGCATCGGCAACAATATCGGGCGAGTCGTCACGACGGCAACAACCATCGTGGTGAACTTCCTGAACGCGATCGGAAAGAACTCCGGTCGTGTGGCGGATGCCGGTGTCAAGATGATCATCAACTTCATCAACGGCATCACCAGGGCCATCAACAAAAACGTCGGTAAACTTCGGGCTGCTGGCTTGGACCTGGCCATGGCAATCGTGAACGGAATGACCGCCGGCCTTCTGGGCGCTGGCGCAAATAGGATCAAGAACGCTGTTGACTCGCTGACGGACAAGATCCCCAGCGGTGTCAAGAAGCTTCTTGGCATCGGCGGTCCTGCGAAGGTTCTTATTCCGTACGGTGAAGGCGTGGGCAAGGGTCTTGCCATCGGTATGAACAGGTCGGAGCGCACGGTGAAGTCCTCGACAGAGGCTCTTGCCGTCATCGCTTCCACCACTCTCGCGCGAGCGATGAGCGACCTGGCAGACACGGTGTACATGGACCCGAACATGAGCCCGACGATCACTCCGGTCCTGGACCTGTCTCAGCTCACTGCCGAGGCGAACAAGATGAGTGGGGTCTTCACGGACCCGACCATCAACCCGGCCGTCTCGTACGCACAGGCAAGCGATATTTCCACCGAGACGCAGGCCTCACAGGCCGCGGCTTGGGACATGGCACTCGCCGCCCAGCAGCCTCGAGACATCAAGATCGAGCAGAACAACCACTCACCCAAGGCGATTGACACTGTCACGCAGTACCGACAGACCAAGAACCTGTTCTCACTGGCGAAGGAGGCGTTGAACGTCGCATGAAATTCAACAAGATTCGACTCCTCGGGGTCACCAACGTCGACCTTCCCATTGTGGGAGCCGATCCCTCAGGCCCATATGTGCTGAAGATCGCCGACGGCCTGGGGCCTCCCAACCGGACACTGTTTCGGAACAAGACCACGCAAGAGGGTGGCGTGCGTCAAGGGTCACGAGCTGAGGACCGACAGGCAACGATGATTGTCGGTCTTCAGCCGGACTGGGACACAGGACAGACGGCGGAGGAGTTGAGGAGCGAGCTGTATGGGCTCCTCACTCCCCCGTTCGGCCTGCCCGTCGGGATGCACCTGATGCTGGGTGACACCGTGGTGGGCGTGGCTCAGGGCGATATTTCGGCTATGGAGACGGCGATCTTCTCGTCAGACCCGGCCGTTCAGATCGTCCTGGACTGCGACTACCCATATTTCCTCGGGCCGGCGCTGATCTACCAGCTGCCCGACAAGGGGATCGTGTCCGGCAAGTCCTACATCGACGTCGAGAACGACGGAACCGCTCCGGCAGGGTTCTGGATGAAGCTGGTTCTGCAGGAGACTGTGGCCGGCTCCCTTATTCTCTCCGACAACTCGGCCTTCGGGCAGAGCATGGAGATCAAGGGACCCTGGAATGCCGGGGATATTTTCGAGATCGACACCCGGGCAGGACAGCGTGGCGTCTGGCGTGACCCCTCAGGGGCCGGCGGAAAGGCCAGCAAGCTCAACGATCTGACCGCGGCTTCGCCGTGGATCCAGCTCCACAAGGGACCCAACCGGCTCCTTCTGAACAGGACCGCTTTCGACTGGGAGGGTGATGGCTTCGGCCACACCCCCGCGTACTGGGGAGTGTGACATGGACGTAGTTCGCCTAGGGGAGAGGTACACGACTTCCTACATCCCCGACGAGCTCGTCGAGGGATATTCATCCTGCATCTGGACGGAGAGGTTCGCAGCGCCCGGGGAGTTCAAGATCACGACTCCTCACATCGACGCGATGCGAGCCCTCCTTCCAGAGGACACGCTGATCTCCCACCTCGACACGCGCGAGGTGATGATGGTCGAGGACCACGTGATCGAGGTCAACGACGACGGGGTTCCCGAGCTGGTCATCACCGGCCGAGACCTCAAGACGATGCTCGAGCACCGCTATGTCGAGTCGAAGTACCAGAAGAAGCGGAAGATGCGGCACAACTACACCGCGTCGGGCGGCTTGTCCGTTCTGCTCTGGCAGGCATTCTGTAACTCCACTGGTAAGGACGTCACTCGTGGCGACCCGGACCCGTGGGACGAGACAGATGTCTCTGACACCGACTACGACTGGAACACTCTGGATCCGCTTCCGAACGTGGTCGTGTCTGACTCTGTCGTGGACACCGAGGGCGTTGCAAAGCGCTGGTGGCTCAACGAAGGAGTCCTGGGCCCGCAGTTCTGGGTCTTCATGAACAAGTACAAGATCGGCCTGCGCGTGCTTCGTCCTGTCCAGGATGGCGGCATGTTCAAGGTCGTGACTGTTGCCCACACCCCGCTTGCGGATCGCGGCAAGGTGAGTCAGGTCAACACCGATATTTCCACGAAGCTCGCTTTCGACCTGTACAAGGGTGTGAACCGCTCTGAAGATCAGGCCACCAACCCCATCGTTTCCTTCAGCACCCTTCAGGGGGAGCTCGAGTCACCGCAGTACCTGTGGTCGAAGAAGGACTACAAGACGATCGTCGAGGTTATTTCCTCGGTGGGTATCGGCGACCAGGCCCGACCGGGCGAGGGTGGCTGGACCGGGTGGAAGCGCAGGGTGACCCAGCTCGACGCTGGCACCCCCGATACTCCGAACGAGCCTGAGCGACCGAAGGACCCGCAGAAGAACGCGACCAACGCTGAGGTCAACACTTGGAAGGACGACATCGACGCGTGGAAGATCAAGCACGGCAAGTGTACGACGCGCAAGAACAACATCATTGCGGAGTTCAAGGCTGACGTCTTGGAGGATGCGGCGAACCTGCTCGATATTCACCGCGCAGTTCGCGTTCTGTCAGGGAGTGTTTCCGCATACGCTCCGTTCCAGTACAACGTTCACTACGGCCTTGGCGACAGGGTCAGCATCCATGGCGACTATGGCATGGTTGAGAACATGATCGTCTCCGAGTACGTCCGCACGGACGACATCGACGGCGATCGAGGATATCCAGGGCTAGTGGCCCCGTAGACGGAGAGAGAGTTGGTGGAGAAGTTGAAATACTTTGCCAAGGGTTTCTGGGTCGAGAAGCATCTTGCTCAGTGGTTCACCACGATCATGATCATGGTGAATGTGGGCCTTGGCGTTGCTGTCCTAGCGGGGGGCAAGGAACGCTTCACGGTTCCGTCATATCAGCCGCTAATCGACTATTCGGCGGGGCACGTCTGGATCTGGGGGGTCTGGATTCTCGTAGCTGCCATACTCATGTCGATTCCATTCAGATGGCCGAATATCATCGGCCTGTGGTTGTCGATGTTCTGGCACCTCATCTGGATGGGTTGCTTCGCCATCGCCGTCGTTCACTACTCGGGCTCGGCTGCGACCCCCATCCCCGTTTACGGCGGACTGGCCATGATGTCGGCGGCGTTGCTTACGGCGAGAGTGATCGACAAGTCTGGAGGTTAGCCCATGGACCCGAACATCCAGGTGGCCTTCATATCTGTCCTTGCAACCATCGTTACGACGGTGGGCGTGGTGACCGTTGCCATGATCAACAACCGCAGGGAACGAGACGGAGCAGCAAGTGCTGGGGTCGAAGCCGGCCTGGATGAGCGGGATATTCTCGGGCGAATGATGTCGCTCATCGACGAGAACGAACGCAAAGAGAAGCACATCACGGAGCTTAAAGCTGACAAGAAGGCGCTCCAGAAGGAGAACCGTGAGCTGCGAGCCGAGAACAAGATCCTCCGTGGCCAGCTTCACGGAGAGGAAGATGAGGACAAGTTAACGAATCCACACCTCTGGACGATCTGAAATATGAGGCGGCTGAACAGGGGAAGAACTCTGGGATGCGTAGGGCCTTGATCGTTCTGCTGATCCTGTGGCTGCTCACGCTCGGGACTCTCATCGCCGTCGGTTGGAATGCATATTTCGACAAGAAGGCGCAAGTTCAGACGCTGAAGCAGCAGATCGCCATCGCGTGCGATCGAGGAACGATCGGCCCACCTGCGCCAGGATGACCCCGACTGGCCCAAGCCACCCAAACTGCCCGACCTCGACAACGACTGAACCCCGCCGATGAAGCGGGGTTCTTCATTTTTAGGAAGTGAAACCATGCGATTCATTGCTCACACCACTAACCCCCTCGACGGCGACTCTGTTGCTGGCGTGCTGAGTGCCATCAAGGCTGGCTTTGCTGGCGCTGACGTGAACGTGCACTCCACCGCTGACGGCGTGATCGTCGCCCTCCATTGGGCTGCTGGTGGTGGCTGGCCGCTCTACCCGCGAGCCGATGCGCTGACCTTCGCCCAATGCCAGGCGCGCCGAAACCGCAAGCGGACGAGCGCCCGCATCCCCAACATCACCGAACTACTCGATGCCGCCGAGAAGGCCGACCCCGGCTTCGTGCTCTGCCTCGAAGCCAAGCCCTCACCCGGCCTCGAAGACCCGAAGGTCTGGCGGCAGGTTGCTGGCCGCAACGCCATCGCGATGGTGATTCAGCGCTTCCGCACCGCGACCTGGGAGAAGGCAGCAATCCGCCGCATGGCCGCCGCGAAGGCCGCGGGCGTCCCAACGATGCTGCTGTGGCGTCACCACATCCCCGCCGACTCTCCGTGGTGGGGTGTCATCGACGCAGTCAAGGGTGCGCCTCACTCACAGGTCGTCCCCGCGCACGTCATCCGCATTCCCCTTGGCGGAATGAGGCCCGAGAAGGCGCGCGCGATCCTGCACTCGGTTCTGGCGAAGGGCGCAGGCGTCCCTGGACCGCGACCGCCGAAGCCTGACCCACGCCCACCGAGGCCGAAGACTTTCGCGCCTCCCTCGCCGCCGTATATCCCTGCCGCGCATACCTCGGCGGGCGACAACAAGCCGATCCGCCGCATCGTGATTCACTCCACGGTCAGCCCTTCTGGTGCTGGTTTGGCGCGCAAGATTGCCGCCTACTTCCAGACTCAGCACGCGGGCGGTTCGGCGCACTACGTGGTGGACGCTGCCGAGACCTTCCAGTGTGTCTACGACAACACCATCGCCTGGCACGCACCCCCGAACCAGCACTCGATTGGTATCGAGATGTGCGACATGCCAAGTCGGGTGAGCTTCCTGCGTTGGCGCACCGTGCCTGGCAGGGCAGTCCTCGAACGCACCGCGCGCCTGACCGCCGAACTTTGCCTCGCCTATGGGGTGCCCATCCGCAAGCTCACCGTGGCCCAAGTTAAGGCCGGTCGCATGGGCATCTGCGGACACACCGACGTTTCTCGCGCCTTCCACCAGTCCTCGCATTGGGACCCCGGCGCGTTCCCGTGGCGTCGCTTCATCTCGATGGTCCAGGCCGAAGCAACCAAGATGAAAGAAGGCAAGTGATGAATCCCTTCAAGCGACACCCCCCGCATCCGCCGCGCCATGTATATGGCTCAGTACGTCACCTCAGGGGCGATGATGCTGACCGCTGTTGGCTTCACTCAGGAGGATGCCGATGAGCTCTGTGACGGAGCGAAGAACAGCAGTGATTCACCTGTCATCATCGAGGGCGAGCAGGGGCCTCCGGGCCCTCCCGGCATCGATGGGGTCGACGGCTCCCCCGGCAAGACTGGACCTGCCGGGCGGAAGGGAGAGGATGGTGTCGCATCTGATGGCCAGGATGGCGCTGACGGCGTCGGAATTCCTGGTGAAACCGGGCCAGCGGGTCCAGCAGGGCCGCCGGGACCCCCAGGGGCGAGCATTCAAGGACCCCCGGGTACGGACGGGAAGGACGCGTTTCCCTTCACGTTCATCTTCACAGTCAACCAAGGTCCGCTTTCGCAGACCTATATCTGCACGATCACACAGGCTAGCGACAACGTCGTCTGCCAGGAACAGGAGTAAATATGGACCAGGATCTTCCCGCTGAGGATGTCCCGCAGGACGAGCCCGTCGTGGTTCCGGCCCCGGAGACGCCCAAGCCCTTCCTGAGCAACACTCTGTACGCCCGGCTGAAGTGGGCCACCCTCATCCTGCTGCCGGCTGTCAGCGCCGCGTACTTCGCTCTCTCCGGTGTCCTCGGACTCCCGGCCGCAGAGCAGGTCGTCGGCACGATCGCCGTCCTGTGTACCTTCCTGGGTACCGTGCTCGGCTTCAGCAACCGGCAGTACTACAACAGTGGTGCCGCTTTCGACGGTTCGGTCTCCCTGGAGCCGGACTACGAGAACGACATCACGAACGTCGGGGTCTCCATCGATCCCGCAGCGCTCGAGTCGGGTCAGAAGGAGCTTCGGCTCCGTGTCCGTGGCGTCTAGCCATATTTCGTAGGGTCGCGCGTTAAACACGCCTCATAATGAGACCACTACGAAAGGACACCAGCATGTTCAAGAACTTCAACAAGGATAACCCCGACCTGACCGAAGCGATTGCTGACGCCTTCCGTGACCTGAAAGGCTTCGACGCCCACTCGCCCGAATACAAGGCAGCCGTCGAGCAGCTGACGGCCCTCCACGCTATGCAAAAGAAGCGTGTGGACCCGAACACTGCTCTGACGGTTGCCGGTAACCTGGCGATTGGGCTCGCTGTCATTAAGCACGAGAAGACGTCCGTGATCACTTCCAAGGTTTGGAGCTTCCTCACGAAGAAGTAACCACTGACCCGATCCACGAACCCTCGAGATGAGAGGGCTTGCAGCTAACCCCTGCAGGCCCTCTCATTTTCGCTGCTCCTCTAAATTTTCCAAAGTTAATACCATCTCGCGAGAAATACACGCCCTTTAATGAGACCCCAACCACTAACAAAGGACATCACCATGACCCGCGAACAGCTCTGCGCCCTCCGCGACCAGTTCATCATGGACTCCAACTACTCCAACGAGCAGCACGAGTTCATGTTCGAAATGATCCAGAACCAGATCCTCGCCCTCGGCTGATCCCCAAGCTACTGATTGACAAACCAAACCGCGAACCCCACAAGGGTTCAAGGTTTTCGCGGCTCCTACATGCCTCATAATGAGACCCCTACAAGAATCGAGACCACCATGTTCAAGAACCGTGAACTTCGAGTCCAGGTTGCTAAGACCGCCAAGGAGACTCCCGCCCAGCCGAAGGCTGATCGCACTGAAGAAATCCTGATGATCCACAACATCATCAAGGACGACGTCAAGAAGATCGCCCTGATCGCCGGCGCGGGATACACCCTGAAGCGCGCTTTCGACCTCGGATCCGAGCTTGCTGTGATTGCCGCAAAGGCCAACATCAAGTAGATCCCGAACCAAGAGTCAATGCCCACCAAGCATTGGCTCACGGTTTTCGCCACCCATATTTAGGAGGAAGCAATGCCCGAGATTCAGCACTACACCGTTACCCAGACACGCTCCGTCGAGGTCACCGCAAACAGCGCCGCAGACGCCGCTCAGATCGCTTCTGCCGCGTTCGCAGCGGGACAGGACTCCGAAGGAGGGGTCGCCCACGGAAGGGGCCCCAACGGCATCTGGGGCAACACCACCGGCAGGATCCGAGAGATCGACATGAGGGTCACTCGGCGGGGCTAGCTCGCGAGAAATACATGCCCCCTAATGAGACGAATGCTTAACCGCATCTTGTGCCCCCTCCACTATTGGAGTGGAGCCGGACATCGTCTCACTCTTTTCACCATCCACGTCATCTATATTTCACCCAACCCTGAGGAGAACATCATGACCATCAAGAACCCGCTCAAGAAGGAAGCCCCCAAGACCATGACCGAGGCACTCAAGAAGGGCCTGCTGAACGCAGGTAAGATCGCCTTCGGCCTGGCCGTGGGCTTTCTCTTTGTCCACTGGATGACCGGTGGGCAGGACGAGATCATCAACGGCACCACGGGATCGCTTCCGAGTCAGGAGGCTCCGGTCGACCGAGCCCCCGTCAAGGACTCCCCGTCGTACGTGATGGAGAAGCACAGCAAGACCTGCTGGACTTCCGAGCAGGAGCCGAAGGCTGACCTCCCGGGTGCAGCCATCGTGCAGTTCAACAGCGGCAAGACCGTGTACGTCACCAACGACACCCCTCGTGGGTACAAGCTGGTCGACGCGGCGATCGGGTACGGAGACAAGACCTCCGACGAGATCACCGTGATCGCCCTCTGCATCTGATCCATCCACCTATATCTAGGAGCAATCCGTGAAGATTCCGCAGTTCGTCCACACCCTCCGCAAGGTTTCGGAGGACAACGCACCAGCGATCCTGACGGGGTTCGGCATGGCCGGCACCGTTGCGACCGCATATTTCACTGGTCGAGGAGCGTTCCAGGCAGCCGCCGTGCTGGCTGAGGACGACCGGAACCGTGAGATCTTCGAGAAGGAGAACCCGGGCGTCATCGCGCCGCGGACCCTCAAGGAGTCCGTGCGGCTCACGTGGAGGCTCTACGTCCCCGCAGCTGGAGCAGGCTGCGTCACCGTAGGGTGCATCTACTACGCCAACCGGATCAGCTCGAAGCGGCTTGCCGCGCTGGCTGCCGCGTACACCATCGCCGAGAAGGCCAACTCTGAGTACAAGGAGAAGGTGCTCGAGATGCTCGGCAAGGACAAGGAGGAGAAGGTGCGCGCAGCGGTGCAGCAGGACCGCATCGACCGCGACCCGGACCTCGACGGCATGATCGACTCCGATCTGGAGGACGGTCGTGTCCGGTGTAAGGACGCCTACACCGGCAGGTACTTCCGGTCGACGATGGAGGACATCAAGTCCGCTCAGAACGCCATCAACTACCAGATCCTGCACCACAACTACGCGTCCCTCACCGACTTCTACACGCAGCTCTGCCTGGAGAAGACGAAGGAGAGCGATGAGGTGGGGTGGTCCAGTGACCACCTGCTGGAGGTGACCTTCACCAGCAACCTCGACAGCAAGAAGCGGCCCGTCCTCGTCATGGATTTCGCCGTAGCCCCCGTCCGAAACTACTGGAAAAGCCACCGCTGAGTGGGGCCGACCTTGCGAGATTGATTGAGCTCTGGGAGAGGGACTGGCCATTCGGTTAGTCCCTCTCTCGGGGGGATTCCCCTCGCAGAAAATACATGTCTCATAATGAGACCACTACCCGAAAGGAACCCTCATGAACGAGAACACCAACCCCGAGACCACCCCCGAGACCACCTCGAAGCTTGCCTTCCTCAAGAAGCGCAACGTTCGCATCGCCCTGGCTGCCACCGCAGTCGCCGGCGTCGCGTTCGTCGCCTACAAGACGAAGACCAAGCCCGAGCTGGCCGAAGAGGTCCTCGAGGCCGCTGTCACCGCCTGAGACCCCACAAGGTCCGCCTCCCGATGAGAGGGCTAGCAAACACTGCTAGCCTTCTCATTTTCTTTGCCCATCTACCCGAAAGGGACACCATGCTCTACATCATTCTCCTCCTCATCATCGCCGGTCTGTGCTTCGCATATTTGCGGAGCACCCAGCAGACGAAGTCCGCCCAGGACGACGCCAAGTGCTGGAAGCTTCTCGCCATGATGTACGACAACTGGGCTGCCGACGAGATGACTCGTGCAGACCGCGTCACCCAGGAGCGCGACGACGCGTGGCTCAGCATCGAGGTCATGGCCCTCGGTTACGAGCAGCAGCGGGTCCACTTCGAGCGCAGCATCCACATGCTGCTGAACCAGAAGGAGCCCGCATGAACAGCAAGCAGTTCTCGGAGGTCTTCGAGCAGGTGATGCAGTCCTCCAGGGACGTCCTGCTCAAGAAGGCCGGCGAGTACGCAACGGACGATGACCGCCTCCACAACTTCAACGTGGCGGCGGTTCTCGGCGACATCGAGCCGGCACAGGCGCTGGGCGGGATGATGGTCAAGCACACGACCTCCATCTACGACATGCTCAAGGCCGGCGACCCGTCCCAGTTCTCGCTCGAGATGTGGGACGAGAAGATCGGCGACCACATCAACTACCTCATCCTGCTCAAGGCGGCCGTCGTCGAGGCGCACGCCGAGAGCATCCGCAGCCAGGGGGAACTCCCTCTCGACTACGTCGGCACTCAGCCGGCCTGAAAGGAACAACAAGATGCTGAAGAAGACCATCACCTTCGAGAACTACGCCGAGCCTCCGCAGGAGGTGTCGGAGGACTTCTACTTCAACTTCACCAAGCTGGAGGTGATCGAGATGCTCGAGGTCGACGACCTGGAGGGCACCCTCAAGAAGCTCCAGTCGACGCAGAACGGCCCCGAGGCCTACGAGCTCTTCAAGAAGATCATCCTCTCGGCCTACGGCGAGCGCACCCCGGAAGGCGGCTTCCGCAAGGAGGACGACAACGGCCGGCCGCTCTCCCGCAAGTTCGAGCAGTCGCCGGCGTGCTCGGAGCTGATCATCGGCTTCCTGCAGGACCCGCACAGCGGTGGTCAGTTCGTCGAGGCATGTCTGCCGGCGAAGCTGGTCAAGGAGGCGAAGGCTGCCCAGGCGGCCAACCCCTCCAACGCGCAGATCACCGAGATGGTTCAGGCCGCCTCGGAGCGGCAGGAGGACCCGGCCACGGCGATCCAGCCCGGCACGGACCTCAACGCGGAGAAGAAGTTCGAGGACCACACCGAGGAGGAGCTCCTCGCCATGACGGACGACGAGTTCGCCAAGCTGGTCCCCGTGCACAGCCCCAAGGACATGACGCAGGCGCAGCTCATGGTTGCGTTCAAGCGCAAGTCCGCCAAGTAACACCCATATTCGTAGGAAGGGCAGAAGGCGAGGGTCCCTGTAGGGAAGTAGGGGTCTCACCCTAGTCCGGACGCCTGACGACTAAACGACCGCCGTAGCGCATTGCCCCCAATGTGAAAAGGTGCCCTGCTTACGAATGCTTCACTCCCATATTTGAAACCAACAACAAGGAGAACAATCATGCTCGAGTTCATCAAGACCTTCATCAAGTCCTACCTCTTCCCGATCCTCAAGGAGGCCGTGGCCCAGGCCGTCGTCCACCAGATCGAGGACTCGGTCTACGGTCCCCGTCGTCGCCCCGCTCGTCGGGTTGGCTACGGCCAGTACGGACGCCCGTCCGGCTACATCAAGCCGGAGCACTACTCGGACGAGGACTGATATTCATGTCCTGGTACGTCGTCGTGGAACGAAGCAACATCCCTGAGTACAACGACACTCAGTGGGAAGACATCGTCATCGGGCCGTTCGAAACGCAGGAGGAAGCGGTCCGCCACATGGACGATTCCTTCGACGTCGAGGACTGGATGTACGGAGAGGCCAAGGCGAAGCAGTACAACGCCGACGGTGCCTTCGTGACCCAGAACCCCGATATTCCATCCTATGGGGTCAATACCCCGATCTACATGAACGAAGGAGACTGAACATGGACGTCAGCAAGATCGCAAAGAAGGACGCCTTCGACTGGGCGCGCGCAGAGATGTTCTTCGGGGCCGGAGCAGGCACCCGACGGAAGCTTCTGAACGCTGCCATCGAGGACAAGGTCGCCAAGATCCCCGGCTACGTGGAGCTCTTCGAGGAGTACTACTCCAAGCAGAACTTCGCCGACCACGCCATCGCGGCGGCCAAGGAGCGGAAGCGCATCGACCGCCTCGTCTCGCTCAAGCGAAACGGCAAGGGCCTGCTCACCGGAAACCGCCGGCAGCTCACCACGGTCGTCCTCACGGGCGTCGTGGTGTGGGGCGTCCTCGTCGAGACCGGCTACGACGAGCCGATCAAGAAGAACGTCAAGCAGACCTACGCGAAGGCCAAGAAGGCCTTCCAGGACAAGATGGCAAGCGATGGCTGAGGTCGACGGACGGATGACGGTGGAGGCCATTCAGACGGTCCTCCACCGTGAGAAGGCCGAGGCTGAAACGGCGCACCGAAAGGAGAAGGACGACGAGAGTAGATCATATTACTCTGGTCAACTGGACCTGATCGAGCGCCTGGAGGCCTTCATCGGCGCGTAGGTCGCAAGATTTACACGCCTCATAATGAGACCCCAACTACGACCAAAGGAACCATCATGACCAAGCTGAACACCATCAAGCTCGTTACCCGTACCGTCGTCGGAATCTGCACCTCCGCCACCGTTGGCCAGGCGCTCCGCAACAACGTCCCCACCGAGACCAAGATCCAGAAGATCGAGGTCGCCGTGGGTTCCGCTGCTGTCGGCGCCATGGCTTCCGAGGCTGCTGGTCAGTACACCGACCGGTTCATCGACGAGATCGCTGCCGCGTTCACCTCTGCCAAGAAGGCCTGAACCCCGTACTACCCCTCCGAATGGAAGGGCGCTAACCACGCCCTTTCATTTTTTCCATCTACCCGAAGGACGAATTATGACCAACGAGTTCCCCGGCAACAGCCACCAGGACAAGGAGCAGCACACCGCCAAGGCGGCCAAGCCGGCCAAGAAGATCGAGAAGATCGTGTCCGGCGCGGTTGTCACACGCAAGAAGCCCCTCGGTCGCAAGATCAAGGAGTTCATCGTCGGCGACGACAGCAAGAGTGTCGTGCAGTACGTCTGGCAGGACATCCTCGTCCCGTCGGCGCGCGACATGGTGTTCGACGCGTTCACGTCCGGCGTCGAGCGGAAGATGTACGGCGAGGTCCGTCGCGGTCGCCGCGGTGGCAGCGCTGTCCAGCAGATGTTCGGCAACGCCACCTACAACGCCTACAACCGCTACTCGGCCTCGAGCAGCAGTCTGCGTCCGCCGGACCCCCGGCAGCAGATGCCCAACCGCCGCGGACGGGCACAGATCCGCGACCTGCAGGAGCTCATTTTCGAGAACCGGGTGGAAGCCACCGAGGTCCTCGACGCCATGATCGCCATCGCAGACCAGTACAACGCCGTGACCGTCGCCGACCTGTGGGACCTGCTGGGTCGCACCGGAGAGCCGACGGATGAGAACTTCGGGTGGACCGACCTGGTCGGTACCGACATCGTCAAGGTCCACGAGGGATATCTCCTCGACCTGACGCGCCCCGGCGCTCTCGACTGACCCCCACAACAGCTCTACTAAAACAGGAGATCGACATGTACAACCGCAACGCCACTCCGAAGAACGAGAAGCCCACGACCGAGCTGTTCGTGGTCGCAGTCACCGAGAGGCAGGAGTGCAAGAAGCACTCCGCGTCCATCGGCTGGCCCTGCTGGGGCATCATCCAGGCGGACGGCCTCTACATGAACGCCGTCTGCAACACCCGGGCGCGGAAGGCTGGCTTCAACCACCCGGTCCGTCCGGAGTCCCTCCGTCTCCACCGTCAGAGCCACCCCAGGAAGAAGTAGGGGGTGGGGTCATGGCAACACACAACGAGCGCTCGCTGTTGAAGGCCTTCTACCCCACCTCCAAGTCGTGGGCGGCGAAGGTCGACAAGATGCAAGACGCACAAGTCATCGCCGTCCTCCGACGGCTCCAGTCGCAGAAGAAATCCTGAAGGAGAAAACAAGATGAAGTTCCACCTGCCCGCTAGCGTGGCCTCACGAGTCGCTCTCGTGACCGCCAAGACGCAGCAGAATTCCCCGCACATCCTCTTCGGCGCCGGCATCGTCCTCATGGGCGCAACCGTCGTTACCGCGTGCGCGGCCACCCTCAAGGTGGAGAAGGTGCTCGACGAGCACAAGCAGCACACCGAGTGGGCCGAGGCCAACGACGGTCGTGTCGATGGTCGCAAGGAGAAGGCCATCGCCTACGCCGTCACCGGTCGCAAGCTCACCCGTCTGTACGGCCCGTCCGTCATCCTGGGCGTCGGTTCGGTCGTCTGCCTCACGCAGTCGCACCGCATCCTCCACAAGCGGAACGTGGCGCTGACCGCTGCGTACGCCGGCCTGGACAAGGCGTTCAAGAAGTACCGCGAGCGTGTCGCTGACGAGATCGGCGAGGAGCGCGAGCGGGAGGTCTACGCCGACGTCGAGACGACGAAGGTCAAGATCGACGGTAAGAAGGTCGAGGTCAAGAAGGCATCGGGTAAGGGCGGTTCGCCCTACGCCCGTCTCTTCGACGAGCACAACCGGAACTGGGACACCAACGGCGACTACCGCGTCGGGTTCCTGCGGCTCAAGCAGAACTGGGTCAACGACCGGCTCAACTCCAAGGGGATCGTCTTCCTGAACGAGGTGTACGACGAGCTGGGCATGGAGCGCACGGAGGCCGGCCAGCACGTTGGCTGGGTCTCCAAGAAGTACAACGAGTCGGTCGACGGCTACATCGACTTCGGTGTCTTCACCGAGGCCTCGTCGGACGAGTACTACAACTTCGCAGTGCACGGCGACGGGATCTGGCTCGACTTCAACGTCGACGGCCCCGTGTCCGAGCTCCTGCGGAAGATCTGAGGTGTGAGCGATGAACCGCGAAGCGATCACCCAGATCCTGAAGAAGCCGGCGGTGCTTGTTGGTGCGGCTTCCGTCGTGTCGGCAAGTGCGGGAGCGATCCTTGGCTACCGTGTGGCGATCAAGCGTCTGCAGGCTGAGTTCGAGGAGGAGGCCGGCAAGCAGATCGAGGCGGCCAAGGAGTACTACGCCTCGATGCGCGTCGTCAACGACGTGAAGCCCACGCCCCAGGAGATCCTGGAGCAGGTCTACTCGACCGAGGCACAGGAAGCCAGGGAGGCCCACGAGTCATATCTGGGCAACAACCCGGGCGAGGAGGACTTCGGCGCGCCTGTCGTGGCGGCGGAGACCATCAGCGAGCCCGTGCAGGAGCTTCAGGTCGAGGCTCCGAAGAACGTGTTCGCCGGCAAGGAGCCTGTCGAGGAGGTGCCGGGTGAGTGGGACTACGAGCGGGAGCTGGCAATCCGTGCGGAGAACCCCGACAAGCCCTACATCATCCATCACGACGAGTACTTCGAGAACGAGACGGAGTACGAGCAGGGCAGCCTGACCTACTACGAGGGTGATGACACCCTGGTGGACGAGAAGGACATGCCTGTCGGGGACGACACGAATGTCGTGGGTGATGACGCGCTCACGGCCTTCGGCCACGGTTCCAAGGACAAGAACGTCGTGTACGTTCGGAACGAGTCCCTCGAGATGGACTTCGAGATCGTTCGCTCCAACGGGAAGTTCTCCGTGGAGGTCCTGGGGTTCGACGACGAGGAGGGCGAGAGCCTTCAGCACTCGCACAGACGGCCCAACCGTCGCTTCCGCATGGAGCACGATGACTGATGAGCGTGCTACTCGACGAGGACTACCTCATCTGGCTGTACAGCCAGAACGGGAACCCCAAGTTGAGGAACCGCTCTAAGTCACACTGGTCCCTGACCAGGCAACTCTTCAAGAAGGAGTTTGTCTGGTTCGTCCCCAACGACGACAACCGAGTCGAGGACGGGAGGGACCTGCGACTGGAGTTCCTCCAGGAATGCGGGCTCGATGCAGACGAAGAGTGGCTCTCAATGGGCTGCTCAATGCTGGAGCTCCTGATTGGACTGTCGCGGCGGCTGGCCTTCGAAACTGAGGGTCAGCCCCGCGTCTGGTTCTGGCACCTTATTCAGGTGCTCAATCTGTTCCAGTACAACGACCGGGAGTACAACGACCAGGCGGAAGCCACTATCGACGAGGTCCTGAACCGTGTCATATTCCGAACGTACGACGCACGCGGGAACGGGGGACTCTTCCCTCTCCGCCGTCCCCAGCGTGACCAAAGAGAGGTGGAGCTCTGGTACCAAGCTAGCGCATATTTGCTCGAACTCACCGCGTAGCCCGAAAGGAGGGTAGATGGACTTCTATCGGTTCAGTACGAAAGAGAACAAGAACGGAACCGTTGAGCTATATCCCGGCTTCAAAGTCGGACGATCTACCGACCTGATGGTCCGTGGTGGGGGCTTCTATGCCGTTTGGGATGAGGAAGCAGGGTTGTGGTCCACCGACGAGTACCGGCTTGCCGAGATCGTCGACCAGGAGTTGAGGGAGTTCGCGGCTAAGAGCGATATTCCCTACATCATCAAGGACATGACCAACTTCGAGACGGGGTCCTGGAGTACCTTCCAGCGCTTCCTCGCCCAGGTGTCTGACAACAGTGTGCAGCTGGATCAGAACCTCACCTTCGCAAACACGGAGGTCAAGAAGAGTGACTACGCTTCTAAGCGTCTACCCTATTCGCTGGCTCCTGGTTCGATTGAAGCTTGGGACGAGCTGGTCGGGACCCTATATTCCGTAGAGGAAAGGGAGAAGATCGAGTGGTTCATCGGCTCGGTCGTGTCAGGGGACTCCAAGAGCATCCAGAAGTTCGGGGTGTTCTATGGGCCTCCTGGTAGTGGTAAGGGAACGATCCTCGATGTGATCGAGCGGCTGTTCGTGGGCTACACGACGTCGTTCGAGGCGAAGCAGTTGGGCAGCAACAACGCCCAGTTCGCCACAGAGGTGTTCAAGGGGAACCCGCTCGTTGCAATCCAGGGCGACGGTGACCTCTCGAAGATCGAGGACAACGCAAGACTGAACTCGATCATCTCGCACGAGAGCATGACGATGAACGAGAAGTTCAAGAGCAGCTACACCGCCAAGATCTTCGCGTTGCTCCTGATGGGCACCAACAAGCCCGTCAAGATCTCGGACGCTAAGTCCGGCATCATCCGTCGTCTGGTGGATATTCACCCGACGAACGTGCGGATCCCGATCAACCACTACAACACGCTCATGTCGCAGATCGACTTCGAGCTGGGTGCCATTGCGCACCACTGCCTGGAGATGTACCTGCGTCTGGGCAAGAACCACTACAACTCGTACCGCCCGTTGGAGATGATGTTGCAGACTGACGTCTTCTTCAACTTCATCGAGGCCTACTACGACATATTCCGGGAGCAGAACGGCGCGTCGCTGACACAGGCGTACATGCTGTACAAGGAGTACTGCTCAGACTCCGGAATCGAGTGGGTGTTGCCGAAGTACAAGTTCCGCGAGGAGCTTCGCAACTACTTCGACGACTTCAAGGACCGACAGGAGGTGGATGGTCACATGGTCCGTTCATATTACTCAGGCTTCAACGCCAACAAGTTCAAGGCACCGAGTAAGGACGCGCCGACCTTCTCGCTGGTGATCGAGGAGCACGACTCCCTGATCGATATTGAGTGGGCAGACATGCCTGCTCAGTACGCGAGCCAGTGGGAGACACCCAAGCGCAAGTGGTCGGATATTTCGACCACGCTGAAGGACATCGACACGAGCCAGCTCCACTTCGTGAAGGTGCCCGAAGGACACATCATCATCGACTTCGACCTCAAGGGCGACGATGGTGAGAAGTCCCTGGAGCGAAACCTGGAGGCGGCGAGCAACTGGCCGGCTACCTACGCGGAGCTCAGCAAGAGTGGTGCAGGCGTTCACCTGCACTATATCTACGACGGTGACACCTCTCTTCTCCGGACCGACTACTCGGAGGGCATCGAGGTCAAGGTATATCCTGGGGACTCTTCTCTCAGGCGATTGCTGTCGAAGTGCAACCACGTCCCAATCGCCACCATCTCTAGCGGCCTGCCGCTGAAGGAGAAGACCAAGATGCACGATCAGAGAGTGATCCGAAGCGAGCAGGGTCTCCGGGCCATGGTCGTTCGGTGCCTGAAGAAGGAGTTCCATCCCGGCACATATTCCAACGTCGACTTCGTCAAGAAGCTGCTCGACGAGGCGTATGACGCCGGCTACACGTATGACCTGACGGACATGCGGGCGGGCATCTTGATGTTCGCCATGGGGAGCTCCAACTCGAAGGACCGAGCGCTCAAGCTGGTTCAGGAGATGAAGTTCAGTTCCAAGGACGCCGACCGCAAGTTCGGGGAGGACCCCATCCACCCGGACGAGCCGACGATCCTGGCCACCAGCCAGCAGGAGCAGAGGCTGGTGTTCTTCGACCTCGAGGTTTACCCGAACCTCTTCGTCGTCTGCTGGAAGTTCGAGGGCGACGCGGACATGGTCAAGATGATCAACCCGAAGCCTGCGGACATCGAGCACCTGCTCAAGATGAAGCTGGTCGGCTTCAACAACCGTCGCTACGACAATCACATCCTGTACGCCGCCTTCATGGGGTACACGACGGAGCAGCTCTACAAGCTGTCTCAGAAGATGATCGTCGGCAAGGACAAGAACGCCATGTTCGCCATGGCCTACGGTCTGAGCTACGCGGACATCTTCGACTTCGCCGCGATCAAGCAGAGCCTCAAGCTCTGGGAGATCCAGCTGGGTCTGAACCACGTCGAGATGGATATTCCTTGGGACGAGCCGGTCCCGGAGGAGCTGTGGGACAAGGTTGTGGCGTACTGCTGCAACGACGTCGAGGCGACGGAGGCTGTGTTCAACCACCTGAAGCAGGACTTCGTGGCACGCCAGATCTTGGCGGACCTGTCCGGCCTGACGGTGAACGACACGACCCAGAAGCACACTGCGCGGATCATATTCGGTGAAGACCGGAACGCCTCGCAGTCGTTCGAGTACACCGACCTGTCCCGGGACTTCCCGGGATACGAGTTCGATCTGGGCAAGTCGCACTACCGCGGCGAGCTGGTTGGTGAGGGTGGCTACGTGCACGCCGTTCCAGGCATGTACGAGAACGTGGCGGTCTACGACGTCGCCTCGATGCACCCGACCTCGATCGTTCAGCTGAACCTGTTCGGGCCGTACACCCCGAACTTCAAGGCGCTGCTGGACGCGCGAATCGCGATCAAGCACGAGGACTACGACTCAGCGCGCAAGATGCTGGGTGGCAAGCTCGAGTCTCACCTGGGGAACGTGGCCGACGCAGAGGCTCTTTCCTACGCACTCAAGATCGTGATCAACATCGTGTACGGCATGACGAGTGCGAAGTTCGACAACCCGTTCAGGGACCTGCGGAACAAGGACAACATCGTCGCCAAGCGCGGTGCTCTGTTCATGATCGACCTGAAGCACGCTGTTCAGGAGATGGGGTTCGAGGCGATTCACATCAAGACGGACTCCATCAAGGTTGCAAACCCCACGCCGGAGCTCACTGAGTTCATTTTCGAGTTCGGCAAGAAGTGGGGCTACGACTTCGAGCACGAGGCGACCTACGACAAGTTCTGTCTTGTCAACGACGCGGTGTACATCGCACACGTCGGCTGGGCAGCCAAGGCGAAGAAGATCGGGACGTGGGAAGCGGTGGGCGCTCAGTTCGCCGAGCCCTACGTCTACAAGTCGCTTTTCTCCGGGGAAGATATTTCCCTGGAGGACCTGGCTCAGACCAAGCAGGTTCAGAAGGGCGCGATGTACCTGAACTTCGAGTTCGACACCCCGATGGTGACGGCGAAGGAGGGGCTCAAGTTCGTGGGTCGGACCGGACGGTTCGTGCCCGTGAAGGAGGGCTCCAACGGCGCTATGCTCCTGCGGATCGACGACGAGGGGAAGGCCCATGCAGTGCAGGGCACGAAGGGATATTTGTGGGTGGAGACATCCATGTATGACCCCAACGTGCACGAGATCGACATGTCGTACTACGACGCTCTGGCGGACAAGGCGGCTGACACGATCTGGAAGTTCGGCAACTACGACGAGTTCCACAAGTCGTAACTCACCCTAGAGGGGGTCCTACGGGGCCCCCTCTCTATATTTCAGGGAGTCACAATGTTCTACATGCTTGATTACCAGTGGGCCGACCCGCTGTTGTACCTACAGATGATGGCCTTCTACGAGGGGCGTCTGAAGGGATGCCGCATGTGGGATCCTTCGGGATACCGCGTCGGCTGCTGTCACGAGCACGAGGGATGTTGTGCCGATCTCTGGGAGGAGGAAGCATGATCAACCCAATCCGTTGGGTCGAGGGAACCGTCGCAGGCTGGGAGTTCCGACTCCGCATGAACGGTCACACTCGGCTCGCAGCCATCCTCGGATGGCGCGCCAAGAGGAAGGTGAAGCGATGACTCAGTCGTTTCCGACTCGCCATGCCCGCAAGTACCACAAGAAGCTGACCCCGGCCTTCGAGGTCGAGGCGGCTCTCCTCACGGACGACAACGCGTCCGAGATCTCCAACTGGGCTGGCGGTGCCCAGATCGTGGAGGAGGAGCACGCCCTCACGCACACCAGGACCGAGGGCCTGAACGTCGTCACCGCCGACGGCAAGAAGCGCGCAAGCGTGGGCCAGTACGTCGTGAAGGACTCTGCGGGGAACTTCTACGTCGTGAACCCCGGTGTGTTCGAGGCCCAGTACACCGAGACCCTGTAAGAACGCCCACCAAAGGAGATATTTAGATGGCGAACATCACCCTCGGCGAGAACGACGGCCACAAGCTGCCGTCGGCCATGGAGTCCCGTCGGCAGATGCTGGAGGACCTGCCTCGTGCAGAGCACCTCATTCCGGATGACGTCCGGGAAGCCCTGCTCGGAGAGGACGCCTGATGCCGAAGTCCAGGGTCACCAAGCGCGCCAAGAAGGCCAAGCTCGCCCGTCAGAAGAAGAAGGCGGCACGCGTCAGCGTGATGGAGCTGGCTGACATGATCAACAAGCTCGAGGAGTACGGCGAGTCGATTTCCGAGGACATCCTCGAGATCGACGGCGAAGTCTTCCTCAACCCCACCCAGCAGGCTGCGATCGACCAGATCCTGCAGGGAGACAAGGAGAAGAACGATGGCAGGTAAGGAGCTGTCCACGACGAGTGGACGAGGCACCAAGGAGATCGAGCAGCCGTACGCCCCCGGGTGGCTCCTGCTCGAGGACGAGAACAACCAGCTCCTGGTGGAGGACGCCAAGATCGTCTTCCGCAACTTCGCCGGCCGTGAGGGCCAGTACAACCGCGAAGGGGACCGCAACTTCTGTGTCATCATCCCGGAGCACGTGGCCGAGATGATGATCGCGGACGCCTGGAACGTGAAGAAGCTCAAGGACCGTCAGGACGGAACCCCGGGCGACTACTACATCCAGGTCTCCGTCGGCTACAAGGGCCGGCCGCCGAACATCTTCCTCATCGCCAGCAAGGGTCGGGTTCGCCTGGGTCAGCACGAGGTGGAGATCCTCGACTGGGTCGAGATCGCCAAGGCGGACGTGCTCATCAACCCCTACCGCTGGACCGTGCGTGAGAACACGGGCGTCAAGGCCTACGTCAAGTCGCTGGCCATCACGATGAACGAGGACGCCCTCGAGCTCAAGTACGCCACCGTCCCGGAGATCGACAACAACGAGCCGCTGGCCATCGAGGCCGGCGGGGACCAGGATGCTTCTGTGGTCGGTCACACTGACGACGGTGAGCCGATCTACGAAGCCGAGCTGATGGACTGATGGCCGCCTCCAACATCATCCGGGTCCAGATGGAGGTTGACCAGGAGAAGGTCGACCGCCTCGTCGCCGCCGAGGATCGTTTCCGTGCTGCCGCCAAGGAGATGTCGGAGGCGACCACGGAAGTTCGAGAGGCCACCATGGCTCTCGGCGACCCCTTCCTGATCGTCAAGACGAAGGGGTAGTCATGAACGACCAGTACTGGAGCTGGCTACTCTCCGTTGTGGGGGTAGCCGGCTTCATATTGGCGGGACGGAAGATCTGGTGGGCGTGGTACATCAACATCGCCTGCCAGATCCTCTGGTTCGCCTATGCCATCATCTCCGATCAGCTCGGCTTCTTGGTCGGGGCTTTCTTCTACACCGCCGTGTTCGTCCGCAACGCATATCTGTGGACCAAGGAGCACAAGCAGAAGGTGCGGGAGAAGGCCTGGCTCGAGAAGTGGAACCGTGGAGAGATCCATTTCCTTGAGGAGGAAGCATGACCAAGTACACCAAGCGCCCCTCACAGGTAGAGGCGCTGCAGTTCACCGGTGGAGGGGCCAGCGCTCAAGCGATCGCTCTCGGTCTCGCGCCTGCCGGCTTCAGCACCACATGGGTTACGGCCCACTCGACGTTCTCTCTCAACGAGATGAGCGAGATCGAGGAGACCGTCGTCCCTGAGAAGCTCATCATGCAGAACACCTACAACGAGCTGGTCGAGTGCCAGGTCGGGCAGTGGGTGACCCTGCTGGCGGACAACAACATCGTCGTGATGAGCGATGCGCAGTTCAAGCAGAACTACGTGGTGTCATGATGAAGAAACTGCTCAGCCCGCTGGGCACCCTCCT